TGAACGGCTTGCGCTTTCCTCTTGTCGCAGTTAACGCAACACTGAAAGGTTTGTTCAAGCCGGTCATGTGGCTGATACGTATACCGCCAACTGCTTGACCCGCCCAAGTGACGCTGGGGTCATTGTAAAGCGTCATGCTTTGCCCTATCCAGTCACTGTCATGCTTACCCCATACTGCAATCATTAACCGTCGCATAGACTTACACGGCTTGTAGGGTTGATAGCCGTTACCAATAACAACACTTACGGGCTGGTCTGGCGAATCTGCTACGTGCACATGCTGAACAGTAACCGTGATAGGCCCAGCAATAAGGTCGTCAGCGTTTAACTGGTCTGACTTTGGTTTTATGGTAAAAGAAAGGTCGTTCATAGCTGATACTCCGCGTCCGCTTCTTCATCTAGCGCCCATACTGGTAAGCTCATTAACTCGCTTTCCTGCACTAATCCCGAAGGTATACCGCCAGACTTCTTAAATGCCGCGTAAGCTTCTAAGTCGCGCTTAAACTCGCGCTCGCCTACCGCTTTCGCTTCGTCGTCTAACGTGTAGATTTTGTTAGCGTGTGGCGGCTGCTCTTCAACTGCAAGGAAGTGAAACGAGCTCACAACAATACCAGCTAGCGCGGCTACGTATGTATAAAACGCATCCTGCACATGGTAGCGGTAAGAGCCAATCGAACGCTGAAATTTATCGTAACGAACATCCTGCGTTTTCTTTAAGTCGATCGCCTGATCACCTTTAGAAAGGAAGTCGAAACGACAACGAAGCCGCAAGCCGGTTGTAGGGCATAACGCAAAAACTGACAACTCAGGGTAACCGTCGCTTAGTAACTGCATTGCGTCTGAGTTAAGGCTTACGCTCTGATACATGCCGTTTACCTTATCAGACTCATGACCAACTAAAACGAGCTCGCTAGTACCGGCGGCTTTAACTGCTTGCTTGTACTCGCTGGCTCTGCGGTCTTTCACGTTAGGTAAAAGGATGTAGTCTTTTTTGTAGCGCTCATACTCGAATATCGCGGCGTGAATTGCTGTTCCGATTTCCATGTGCCGCGTAGGCTCAAACGGCGTGCGGTATTCGTAATGGGCGATACTGCGGTTTATCAAGTCTAGCCCGCTTTTACTTATTGACGGGTGATTGTGATAAGCCTCGTTTGGCATGTTAATTACTGCGCATGTTGCTGGCAGCTCACCCTCATGCTGGGTGTAATCAATAACGTCTATCATGTTCAGTAGTCCGCTGTTTTTTTGCTAGCCGGTGTTGACTAGTGGGATTAATCGTATACACTGTTTACGTTACTGTCAACCAAGGAAACGAAAATAATGTTAGAAATAAGTATAATCAGAAAAAAACTTCAAGATAGAAACCTCTCAGTGGTAGCTAAAAAGATAAACGTTACTCGCGCCTATTTAAGCAACATAAGAAGCGGTCGAGTAGAGCCAAGCAAGCACATGCAAACGCTTCTGTCTATGTACCTGGAGTCTGAGAAATGAGCGGCTTTCAACTCTACGAGGACCAAGCAGAGTTCGTACACAAGCTAAGGCAAGCAGTGGCGCAAGGTGTTAAGTCTGTTTTAGGTGTGGCTAGTCCGGCATTCGGGAAAACCGTAGTTGCTGGTTACATTACGCAAGAGGCGAAAGCGAAAAACCCGCTAACTAGTGTTTGGTTCATCGTGCACCGTAAAAACCTATTAAGACAGACTGATAAAAGTTTCTGGTCTGCAAAGATAGAGCACGGCTTAATCACTAGCGGCCGTCGTCAATCAAAACTACCGGTTCAGATTGGCACTATCGGAACGGTTTACAGCCGTTATGCTGCATTGCAAGCGCCGCGCATTATGTTTATAGATGAAGCGCACCTTGCAAAGGGCAATATGTTTGAAACCGTTATTAACTGGGCTCGTGAGCGCGGAACGTTAATCATCGGGCTAACTGGTACACCTAAGCGCCTAGACGGTAAACCATTGGGTGACCTGTTCGATAAAATGATAGAAGCCAAATCTACACGCTGGCTAATCGACCAGGGGCGGCTGTCTGATTATGTTGCTTATACGACGCCGGTTAAGCCTGATTTATCCAACGTTAAAAACGCTGGTGGCGACTACAACAAAGAGCAACTAGCCGGTGAAATGTCGAAACCTTCCATAGTGGGCGATGCTGTCGCGCACTGGAAAAAGCACGCAAAAGGTCTGCGCACAGTGGCTTACTGCGTAAACGTGAAACACAGCAAACAAACCGCGCAAGCATTCAATGACGCGGGCGTACCGGCTGTGCATGTTGATGGTGGTAGCACAGAGGCAGATATAAAAGACGCTTGCATGGGCTTAGCTGATGGTCGCTACATGGTGTTATGCAATTGTGAGCTCGTTATTGAAGGGTTCGACCTATCCGCGCAAGTTGGACGTGATTGCACCCTAGAGTGCTGCATACTTCTACGCCCTACACAGTCGGTTGCTCGCTACCTTCAAATGGTTTTCCGTGCCATGCGCAAGAAGCCAAACAAAGCTGTAATACTGGACCATGCTGGCTGCATCGTGAAGCACGGCTTGCCATGTGAAAAGCGCGAGTGGTCATTAGATGGAGAGGAAACAGGCAGGCGCAAGAAGAAAGACGACGAGCCAGACATTAACGTTAGTCAGTGCGGCGAATGTTTCGCCGTGTTTAAGTCTGGTGTTGATGCGTGCCCCATGTGCGGTGCCGCAGTTGAGAAGAAAGAGCGCAAACTAAACGAGGTTGAAGGCGAGCTTGAACAAGTAGATATGGAGGCAGTGAAAGCCGAGCGTAAACGCTCACGTATGGAGCAAGGGCAAGCAAACGGTCTGCGCGACTTGATAGCGCTTGGTAAGCGTCGTGGAATGAAGAATGCGAGCGGTTGGGCCGTAAATGTTTATATGGCCAGAAGCGGTAAAAAACCGAGCGGCAAAGACTACGCAGAAGCTAAACGAATAGAGGCGGCATTATGAATTTAGAAACTAAGATACAACGCGCAATTATGGTGGCAATCTCAGAGGCTGGTCACACCTGTTGGAGAAACGAAACCGGCAACTTCTGGACTGGTAAGGTGATACACAAGGACAACCGTACAGTAACACTCGCTAACGCCAGTATGATACCTTGCGGCTTGTGTAAGGGTAGTTCAGACCTAATCGGATTAACAAGTCAAGGGATATTTTTTGCAATAGAAGTAAAAACGCCCAAGGGTAGAACCAGCAAGGAGCAGGACGCATTTCTTAACCGAGTTAGAGAGCAAGGAGGAATTGCAGGGGTTGCGCGATGCCCTCAAGATGCGCTAGATTTACTGTCCGCTTAATGGCGGCTAATTAAAATGGTGTACGCACCAATCAACCTTACGAGGCAATGATATGACATACAAATACCACCGCGAATGCGACCACATCGGCTACGAACAATACGTTCGACGCACATTCTCAAACGGAACAGTTCACTACGGCATACAGTGCGAAAACTGTCTAAAGATGGTTAAGCACGAACGTCACGGAGGCAAACTGTTCATCAAGCACAGCGAGATACCCCAAGGCTACGACATTCACCCGTACAAGGAGGTGCGCTAGTGACTAAGACGACAGCATGGTACGCTAACCAATACGTAAACCGTTACGGATTCTACCTCATACCTATCAAGCCAGAGAGTAAGTTGCCCATTCACAACGACTGGGGCAACAACACGCTTAACGGTAACGCGCAAGACTACTGGACCGAAAATCCTACACACAACTTAGGCTTGGCGCTTGGTCAGTCTCGCATGTGTAGCCTAGACATAGACTGCATGGAGTCTTTCAAAGTCATACTTGACGAGTTCGGCATACCTCACAGCGAGCTCGACGCATTCCCAACTGTTCAAGGGGCTAGCAAGGGTACGCGCTTACTGTTCCGCGTACCAGATGACACGAACCTGCCATACTGCAAGGTCAACTGGCCAACCAAGGACGACCCGAAGAAGCATTACACCGTGTTCGAGCTAAGAAGCGCAACAGACGGTAAGCAGCGGTTCGACGTGCTACCGCCTAGTATACACCCCGACACTAAACAGCCTTACAAGTGGCTAGTTCAACCACCTAAGACCGGCGACTGGCCAACGCCGCCAGCGTGGTTAACTGCTATATGGACCGCGTGGGAGTCATTCGGGCCGCAGTTGAAGGACGCTTGCCCATGGGTAGAGTTCACGCCACCGCCTAAGCCTAAGAAGCCAAGACACCCAAACAGCGACAACAAAGCGCAAGAGATAGTGGAGGCTTACAAGCAAGCTAACCCGATACTGTCACAGCTAGAGCGTTACGGTTACACCAAGAAGGGGAGGCGCTACCTAAGCCCGCACAGCGGTACGGGGTTACCTGGCGTTCATGTGTTCGACTCCACTACCTGCTGGATTCACCACTCAAGCGACCCGCTCTGCTCTGGCGAAAACGGGCAGCCGGTTAACAGCTATGACCTGTTTGTTTACTACGACCACGGCGGCGACTATTCAAGCGCGTTCAAGGCTGCGGCTGAGGAGCTGGGTATTGAGCTAAAGCGCCAACGCCCAGAGGGGCCAAAGCCGGAAACAACGAAGAAAACAGGGCTAGTGGACCAGAAAGAGACAGAAGAACAGTCTCCAGCGGAGCAGCCACACATGGACTTCATAACGCTAGGCTTTAACGACGGTTACGGCTACTTTCTACCAAGGCGCACAGAGCAGGTAACCCGCTTCTCGTTAGGCTCGCTGCGCAAACAGAACCTGTTGCAGTTGGCTAGTCTTGCGTGGTGGGAGTCGTTCTTCCCAACCAAAGGCGGAATAGACTGGGATGCAGCGTACGACTACATAAACCGAACGTGTGAGGGAGTTGGCATCTACGACCCAGCTAACCAACGGGGGCGGGGCGCTTGGTACGACAACGGGCGTTCTGTGCTTCACTTGGGTGACCGTTTGATGATAGACAGCAAGGCTACTCAACTGGCTGACTACAAGGGCGGCTTCATCTACGCGAGACAGCCTGCTTTCGAGAACGGCTTCAACGCTGAACCGGCAACAACTGACGACGGGTTGACACTGGCTAAACTGGTAGAGGGGCTCAACTGGGCTAGACCAGAGCACGCCATGTTCACGATGGGGTGGATTGCGCTAGCTCCCATCTGTGGCGCACTGCAATGGAGGCCGCATCTGTGGCTAACTGCTCAACGTGGCGCGGGTAAGTCATGGGCGCAAGAGAACATCATAGACAAGCTAGTTGGGCGCATGATGGTGTACTGTCAAGGTGGAACAACTGAGGCGGGTATCAGACAGAAGATACAATTCGACGCACGCCCTATCATGTTCGACGAGGCAGAAAGCGAGGACCAGAAGGCGATGAGCCGTATACAGTCTGTTATCGAGTTGGCTAGACAGGCGAGCAGTGACTCAGGCGCAGAGATAATGAAGGGAACAGCTAACGGGTCTGGTATGTCGTTTCGTATGCGCTCCATGTTTCTGATGGGCTCTATTAACGTAGGGCTGAAACAAGCGGCTGACGAGTCACGCTTCACCGTTGTTACACTTAACAAAGCGGAGAAAACACCTGAGAGCGTGGACCGTTTCAGAGCGTTTGAAGCTATGGTGCTAGACACGCTAAACGAGGAGTTCTGTCGCAGCATTCGAGCTCGTGCTTATCACATGATTCCAGTGATACGAGAAAACGCTAAGACGTTTAGCACAGCCGTTGCTAAAAAGATGGGCTCACAGCGTATCGGTGACCAGATAGGCACGCTACTGGCTGGCTATTGGGCGTTGCTAGATGATGGGCTTTTAGATACCAACGAAGCCGCCGAGATTGTTAGCCGATTAAACCTGGAAGAAGCGCAAGAAGCCGAACAGGTGAGCGATGAGGAAAACTGTCTAAGTCGTATAATGCAAAGACAGGTTCGCGTAGATGGAATGACGGGTCCGATTAACCGCTCAGTGGGCGAGTTGATACACACCGCGTTAACGCATGACAGTGTAGCTATCACATCTAGTATGGCTCGCGATGTGTTACCGCGCTATGGAATTCGCGTTGATGGCGATACGGTGAACATAAGCAACAACCACCACGAGGTCGAGCATAGTTTAATGAATACAGCTTGGCAGAGTGGATGGGCTCGCATACTTTCGCGCCTTGATGGGGCGGAAAAGGGTAACGGCGTGATGAGATTTGCCGGAAGCCCGACTCGTTACACTAGCCTGCCAGGGAGTTTATTTAAGGATTAGTGTAACGCTGTAACGATGAAAACAAGCCCCGCTATATGCGGGGTTTATTATGTGTGTAACAGAATAAGTCGTTTTGTTACAACTGTTACGCTTAATGTTACATTATAAATCAATAACTTAACCCAAAAAGTAACGATGTAACAGTTTTTCAGAAATATACACACTATATATAAGAATTAAGCATTTATAGGTAAAATTCCCTCTTTTCTTTATATATTACTCTATCTATAAAAAGTGTTACAAGTGTTACAAAACCGTTCCAGCCCTTACATGGCGCGGCTTTCAGGTGTAACAAAAACTGTTACACACCGTTACAAAGGGCCGTTTTTAGCGTCAAGTGCATGATTATAAAGAGAAAAAAGCGTTACACAGGAGTTAAACCGCTTACATATTAAAAAACTTTATCGTTACGACAATAATTTTTGATGGTGTTTGCGGTGAGTTGCATGGATTTAGTTTAAATGGTTGGTATAGTTGGGTTTCGATTAGATGGGAGATAGAAGAATGAAAAGATTATGCATACCAGTAAGTGGTGGAGAGACTAGCGCTTACATGGCGCTAAGGCTACGTGATGAGCTAGGCGATAAGTGCGAGACCATTTACCCGTTCGCTAACACTGGGCAAGAAAACGAAGAAACGCTTGAATTCGTACACCTGCTAGAAGCACGCTATGAGTTACCCGTTGTTTGGTTGGAGGCTGACATAAACCCAGAGCAAGGGAAAGGCACTAGACACTCAATCGTCAATTACGACACAGCAACGCGTGACGGCTCACTGTTTGATAAGTTGTGCGCTAAGTATGGATTGCCTAACCCTAACTTTTTTCACTGCACTAGAGAGTTAAAAGAAAGTCCTATACTGAGTCATTGCCGCTCAATTGGATGGGGAAAGCCGCCGGAGTTTATTCGCGCCATTGGCATTCGGTTTGATGAGCTTGACCGCATCAGCCCTAACTACAAGCTAAACGGCCTTTGCTACCCACTAGCGTTCGACTGGCAAGTGACCAAGCCGCATGTTAACCGCTTTTGGTCTGGCGAGCCTGAGCGTCTAAACCTAAAGGGCTGGCAAGGGAATTGTAAGTGGTGCTACAAGAAAGACCACCGCAAACACGCGCGGATGATTATCGATACGCCTGAGATTTACGACGTACCTAGAGAGCTTGAATCGAAATACAGCCAGGTTAAGCCAAAGCAAGGCGAGACAGAGCGAAAGATGTTTAGAGCTAAGAAGGGTGCTAAAGATACCCAAGGCTTAACGGTAGATGAGTTATTCGAATACTGCTCAACGCTTATACCCTGGTCACACGACGACTCAGAGGATTACGAAGCGCAAGACGATTTATTTAGTGGTTGCGGCACCGACTGTGCCCCTTTTCAAGGTGAATACTAATGACCAAACTACACGAAATCCTAACCCACATCTTAGAAAACGAACCGAAGCTGGCCGACCGCGAATGCAAGCCAGAGTTTGAGTTGGTTAACACGGATGATGGGCAGGAGGTGAGGGTTAGGCTCATCGGACCAGTTAAAAATATAACGGACGATAGTTGACCGGGCGAATATCGTTGTGTATATTTACATCATCAACTAACGGGAGATACGAAATGCAACCATCCATGGCATCAGGAGTTAACATGAAAGATTCTTTCAATGACCGCATAGAACGAGCGGCAACGGTTTTAGAGGTAGAAGGCGCCGATAAGCAAGCTTTAGTTAACGAACTTTTCGAGCTAAGGAGAGAAGTTAAAAGACTTGAGTCTGAAAATGGAAAAATGAAGTCTTTACTGCAAAGGCTGGTCAATAACGTTGACGTTAAGAGCTTGGCGTTCACTTGGAGTTTGAAAGATTTATCCACTGAGTGCTCTAAGTTTCTTTTCAAAGTGGGTGGAGTATGACCCCATCACAACAAGCAAAAAGAGCTGGGCTTGATAGCCTGGCTCAAGTTTCACGGATAACGGGCGTTGCTGTATCGACGCTTAAAGATTGGCACAAACACAAGCCAAAGCTGTTCGCTGTTGTATTGGCTGGCTGCAAACAAACGGGAGAGGAAGAGTGAGCCACCACAACCAACACAGCGAGACTTTAGCGACAATGCAATACATCGCCAAGGCTGTGAGTGTAATCGGCTTTGTATGGGGCGCAGGGTTCGCGTTTCAGGCATCTGAGATAACTGTCGGGTGCATTAGTTTATTAATGGCGTGGTTAGCGCCTAGTATTTTGGGAGAGAGTTATGAGTAGATTTGAAGTTAAGAATGGGTTTGTGTATGACGGCAACCTAAGAGTTGACATAAATGATGTTGTTAAGTTGCTTAACTATGCTACTGATAAAATAACCAAGCTGGAGCAGTCGCAACAAACAAAATCCGTCGCTGATGAGGGCGAGAAGTGGGCGCATGGAATTCCACCCAATAGTATTTATTGCAGAGTGAATCACGGTGGAGAGTTTGTTAACTGCTACCTTGTTGGGCGTGATGATATGGGCGCTTTTGTGTATCGCATAGACGGGGGTTATTACTCAACTATGTGTGAGTCAAACCTAAAACCCATCAAGCCAAAGCTGACGAAATCGAAAATATTATCAATGATTGAATGCAAGGCGCTTGGCGATGATGACGATGACGAGTTTCGGGCAAAGGTTATAAGTTGGTTTGAACAATACGACATAATCTAACTGGTCGGATATGTAACACAAGCCTGGCGTGATAAGGTCGGGCTTCTTTAACGGGAGATAGAAATATGAAAATAGAAAGAATGATGCACGACCCTAAGCAAATGATTTTGATGTTGGATGATATAAACATCCACTTCACTGATTTTGAGACTGAGAATACAGGCGTTAGATTGCTTGATGGTGGACGCATGACAGCTTACCTGTATTTCGAGCAAGCAACTGAATTCTACAAAGCATGGAGGGCGATGAAATGAACATCAACGAACAAGAGTTGAGTGAAGCGGTTGAAAGACTGCGTGAGGGTGATGATAACGGCTTGCTGGTTAAGTCGGAAGATATTCTTCGCATAATGCAAGGTAACAATGATTTTGTTGCTACGATTCTTCATGAGTTATTCTTGTCGCCTGGCGCGGTTAATCATTTCGAGAATCGCTTCAAAGAGATTGCACGTTACGAATTACGCGAAGCCCTACGCACCCACAAAGAACAGCAAGCGGGGTTGATGTGATGACAATTAGCGACCTACTAGTGCAAACACGCGGCAATCAATCAGCGGTTGCTCGTATGCTTAGAATCGAGCGTAGTACGCTATCGCGTTACATTAAGTTGAAACTTGAACACATGGTCGTCGAGCGTGACGGGCAGTATCATTTATTTTCAAATATCAGTGAGCAATACGGCAATGGATAAGAAGTTGGTTAAAAAGCTGTACGACATGACAGTGAGAAACGAGCACATTACAAGCGGTAAAGCATTAGCTGAACATGCGAACCTTGATGGTGCTTATGTATCGAAAATCATGCGTAACTATTCGCACATACGTGACCAGATAAGACGGAACAGAGCGAAAGGTAATGTTGATTTGTTTAAGTGGGTTATGTCGATGTGGCATGAATCAATGAGTGGTGGGTGTAATGGTCGAGATAACCAGATGGTTGATAATTAGCCCTGAATCTGCGTGCGCATTATTTGCAGTGTCAATAATGGCTCTAGGCTTACTACTAATGGCAATGGTAGAATCAGTATGCTTTATGGTTTTATTCACTAGGTATCTATTACAACTTGACGCAAAAGCGATTAACTGCACAATGATTGATACAGATGCAGTATCTCCTAATCGTTGCATCTCTTCCCACCGATTAGGCTACCTTGTGTAGCCTTTTTTTTGCGCGTATACTAGCCATATATAATTTACGGGTTGAGCTATGCACTTCTTAAAAGCCAAGTTATTACTGTTGTCTGTTGCTCTTGTTTGGGGTGCGCTTATCGTGCTTATGCTACCCTTCCAGCTACCTGTTACAATTGCAGGGATTCACCCGAAGCTAAGGCGTTACCGTTATGGCGTGTGGATTGCGCAAGACCAACTGGTCAACGCCATTCACAACGGCAACCCTGATATAACAGTATCAAGCAAAGTTGGCTATATGGCTGAACAAGGCAGCAAGACAGCACAAGCGATGGCCGTTGTTATAGATTTATTATTTAAGATTGCAGCGGGGCAAGATAACCACTGTCAAGCAAGCATTGAGCGCGACGAGGAACATTATTTATGAAATCACTGGCAGAATTTGACACGCTCGAAGCAGCAAAAGCGTATACGCAAGTGCGCGGTAAGATGATACACCGTAACAGCATGAATGCTTGGTTGTCTGGTGCGAACAAGTATCGCAGACTAAAAGCTATTGCAGCAGATGAAAGCCACCCATTAGGTGATGGTGCAGCGGCATTCCTAGACTCTACTGAGTACAATTTAATCCAGTCAAGCGAAACGGGGCAAGGTGTTATCCAGTTAATGCAAGCGCTGATTGCCGCAGAAGGCAATGACGCAGCCTTACAGGCTGTGTTGGATAAAGCTATCGCGGCGGCTAACGAGGTGTATCACCCATACGAAAACGCAACACAGCACGACTTCGCAAAGGCTAAAGGCAATTGCCCTGTTAAGACTGTTATGCCTGAATCGGGCTATCTTAAAATCACACTAACGCAAGATACAGAAGCGCATAGACCGCAAGTGTATGCAATGGTGCAAGGTGTTAAAACGCATGTGACAACGTTTGGTGTAGTGAGTAAAGCAGGTGATTATCTCGCGCAAGTGCCAAGGCAGTACAGTGAATTGTTGGTTGATAACCATTACGGTGTTATTGCGTAATGGCGTATTATTTACAGTTTGATGGTACAAATGATTATGTTTTGCTGCCATTTGCGCGACCCGACAGCCTAGAAATTAACATTAGGTTTTCAGCGCCGGCGCAGCTTGATAGAAGGTTTATATCTTGGGCGCAGGATACTTCCACTGCGTTTATGGGCATTGGCTCAGGTAACACATCAGGCACGCAAACCAAACTCAGAAAGTTTGGGGGTGGCGGTAGTAACTTAACGGGCACAGCCGATGTTTTTGATGGCAATATACACGACATAAAAATACTCATTACTGATAATTTTCTTGAGATATTTGTCGATGGAAGTCCAACGCCAGATATTTCAACAACGATATTCAGTAACGAAACATCATCCTATGCTATATGGACGCTGGGCGCTGTTGTTAGAAACTCGAATTTTTCAGTTTCATCTGCCTGCAATATGAATCTTTATAGTATAACGTTCTCGGACGATACTGTCGGTGCTACTGATTTTAGAGACTACAACAAACAAACCCTATCCGGCTCAAACGACACGACGCTACCCGACACAGTAGGCGGAAACGATGGTGCGCTAGTTAACTTCCCGACTGACAACAGTCAATGGGTTTTCTTTGACGACGGTGGCAGCTCAAGCGTAACGGCAGACGTTACATTTATCGTAAACGCACCAACTGCATCAGCTAGCGCATCAGCGACACTTCCACAGCCAAGCGCAGACGTTAGCTACAGCGTATCGGTGCCAACGGTTAGCGCATCAGTAGCGGCGAGCTTGCCACAGCCTTTAAGTGATGTTGCGTTTACTGTTAATACCCCATCTGTTAACGCCAATACAAGCGCAACAATACCAGGCTATAACGCTTCGGTATCGTTTACGGTTAATAGCCCGACAGTATCGGCAGATGCAAGCGCTACATTACCAAGTCCAGGCGCAGGCATAAGCTACACTGTTAGCACGCCAAGCATAAGCGCAGATTTAACGGCTTCACTACCACAGCCTGATAGCGGCATTGCATTTACTGTCAACACGCCAAGCGTTAACGCCACGGCTTCGGCTACGCAAACGGGTTGGAATGCAGCTGTAAACTTTACGGTTAATGCACCGAGCGTTTCTATATCAGCAAGCGCCACGCTTCCGCAGCCAGAAGCGGCGGTTTCATTTACAGTATCACCACCGCAGGTAGCTGTAGTTGCTATTGTGGGTGGAATTGCGATAATAGTGGACGATGAGACAAACATTAATCAGCGCGTACTGTCAAACAACATTAACGCGCCAATACTTTCAAACAACATTAACGGGTAAATATCATGGCAACACCTAACACAGCAGAATTAAACGCTCTAGCTAATGACCTAGCGACACGTTACGCAGATGCAACGCTACAGATTCGAGAAGGTGTAACTGTTCTTGCTACGCATACGCTAGCAGGCTTCGGTGCAGCATCTAACGGCACTGTAACGGCTAACGCTATTGCAGATGACACGATTGACGCGACAGGCACAGCAGACAACGCCAAGTTAATCGACGGCTCTACCGAGTACGATTTAACGCTAGGTACGAGCGGCACAGATGTAGTGGTTTCTACTACTAACTACATTATCGGCGAAACGTCGAGTGTTAACAGCCTAGCCATTACATTCGCATAAGGTGACGTATGAGCCAACTTTACGAGAAGCCGTTGCCAGTCGGGAAGGTTGGCAATTACACCTATACGGTTGACAGCGGGTGGTTAGGTCAAGAAACAATCACATCGTTAAATGTTACTTGTGGCGGCGCTACGATTACGCTACCCACTTCAAGCGGTAATGTCTTACAGGCTTACTTTGAAGGCGTTACAGCTGGCCGCCATGAAGTGCACTGGGAATGGACTACTGCCACGCGTTCGGATTGTGATACGGGTATACTTACAGTAGCGGAGTGCTAGCAATGCCAACAACACCAAGAACGCCACAGCATAGAGGCGATGCAGGTACGGACCACCCGACCAGAGGGCCAAGTAAAATGTTAACGCCTGAAAAGGTAGAAAAGCTATCAGCCAAGTATTTTGAAGAATGCAGGGTAAATGATGTTCCGCTGACGATTACAGGGTTAACACTTGCGCTTGGTTTTGCTTCAAGACAATCTATTTATGACTACATGAAAGACCCTGAATACCGTAACGCCATGGGTAGGGCTTATCTTCGGATTGAACATGGTTATGAATTGCAATTAGCTGGTGGGCGTGGCGATGGCGGCGTCGTGTTTGCACTTAAAAACTTTGGCTGGTCTGATAAGCAGGAAGTTGCACATACAAGCCCTGATGGGAGCATGACGCCTAAAGACCACGGGCTGGCAGTATTGGAAGCGCTAAAGAGAAAGCATGAATCCAGCTGATATTGCAGAAAACAGAACAGACTTACTTACCTTCACAAAAACCATGTTTAGCGCTCGGAAGGGCGCTGATTTAAAACATAACTGGCATCAAGACGTAATATGCACAGCGCTAGAGAAAGTGGTAACAGGACAAACAAAGCGCCTTATAATTAACGTGCCCCCAAGGTCGGGGAAAACTGAGATATCCGTTATTAATTTCATGGCATGGTGCATGGGCAACTTCCCAGACTCAGAATTCATACACGCATCATACTCAAAAAGACTAGCTACAGCTAACGCATACGCTACACGCGCAATCATGCAGCACGAAAAATTCAATGAAATATTTGGTGATGTCTATCTATCGACAGACTCGCGAGCTAAAGACGAATTCAGAACGGATGTGGGCGGAATTGTTTACGCGACAGGCTCAGAAGGCACTATAACAGGGTATGGCGCAGGCAAGATGCGAGATTATTTTGGCGGCGCTATTATAATAGATGACCCGCACAAGGCAGGCGAAGCAAACAGCGATACCATGCGACAGAATGTTCTTGATTGGTTCAGCACCACCATGGAGAGCCGGAAAAACTCACCAGACACACCAATAATTGTAATTATGCAAAGACTGCATGAGGATGACCTTAGCGGCTTTCTTTTGAATGGTGGCAACGGCGAAGAGTGGGAGCACATACTTATTCCTGCGCTGGATGAAAATGACGAGACATTCTGGCAAGGCCAATTCAAGACAGAGGATTTGCACAGGCTAAGGAAAACCAATAGTTATGTTTTTTCTGGTCAAATGATGCAGACACCTAGCCCGACAGGTGGCGGCATGTTTAAAACCGAATGGTGGAAGTTTTACAACTCACTACCAAGTCTGGACTACCGCATGATTTATGCTGATACAGCCATGAAAACAGGGCAAGAAAACGATTACTCAGTATTCCAGTGCTGGGGTAAAAAAGGTGATGATATTTATTTAATAGACCAACTTCGCGGAAAATGGGAAGCGCCTCAGTTACTTCAAGTAGCTAAATCATTCTGGGCTAAGCACAAACAAGAAACAAACGGTAACCTTAGAAAGATGATGATAGAGGATAAGGCAAGCGGAACTGGTCTCATCCAGCAAATGAAGCAAGAGCGCTTGCAGGTCGGTGGCATAAAAAGAGATAAGGACAAAGTAACAAGGGCTTACGATGCCGCGCCACCAATAGAGGCAGGAAGGGTTCATTTACCATCTGGGGCGGCATGGGTTAACGAATATATAGCAGAATTTGAAATGTTCCCGAATGGCAAGCACGATGACCAAATAGACCCAACAATGGATGCGATACAAGACTTGCTTAACACAGTTGGTGGCTTTGTCTTTGCTTGTTAACATTAATTCACGTTATAATCAAACGAAACTAATCAAGAGGGCTGGCAATGTGGCCGTTTAGCAAGAAAGTACAACCTAATATTCCAAGCGTGCCTAATCAAATTGCTATGGCCGTGAAATCCGTTACGCTGCCAGAAGCCCAACCAGACTGGCGGTTGTTCGCAAAAAAAGATAAGTTGTGGCACGTTGAAACGGCTATTCTTGAAGGTTATAACGCATCGGCTGTGGTTTATACGTGCGTAGAGAAGCGAGCTAGTTTGGTTGCATCCGTACCATGGTATGCGGCACGCAAATTACCCGACGGCACAAAAGAAAAGCTAGACCCTACGCACCCGCTTAACATGCTAATCAATCGCCCTAATCCTGAAACATCATGGTTAGAAGTGATGTATGAATGGTCGCAGTCTTTGGACTTAGCGGGCAATGCTTACGCTTCAATTATTCGCGGTGGTGTTGGTGGTGTTCCAACTGCAATATGGAATCTACAGGCGCAATATATCAAAGCAAAGCCTGGTAGAGAGCGTTTGGTTGATTTATACGAATATCAGCAATACAGCGGCAGTAAAAACACCGTGCAAGCGGATGACATGATACACCTAAGACAGCCGAACCCCAATGACCCCGTTTTTGGAATGCCTACGCTAATGGCGGCAGGGCGTGCGACTGATATTGATAGAGAGTCGGGTAACTGGCAGAAGTCCAGCCTGCAAAACCGAAGCGCTGCAAGTCTACATGTGAAGGTGCCAGAGGGTACGCAGCCTGAAGACGTGCAAGCTATTCAAGAAGCTATTGCAAACAAATACAGTGGTAGCGCTAACGCAGATAAGCCCTTTGTGACCAGCGGCGAGATTACCAACCTAAATCGCACAGCACATGAAATGGACTTCGTTAACAGCCGTAAAGCGGTATGGGCCGAGATTTGCGCTGTGTTCGGGTTGTCCATGTCAAATCTTGGTTTTACTGAATCGGTTAACCTTGCCAATGCTGAAGCTATGGAGCGCAGTTTGTGGAAAAATACAATCATCCCACGACTTGAGCTAATGAAACGACAGCTTAACATTCAGCTTGCTTATGATTTTGGTAATGATGTTTGCATTGAATATGATGTAAGCGGCGTTGACGCGCTGCAAGAGAATTACACAGAGCTGCTAGCTAATGCGCGTGCGTTGTGGGATATGGGCTTTAGCCTAGAAGCGATTAACGATAAGCTAGGACTAGGTTTTGACACAGAAGACTTGCCAGAAGAATTGGACTTTGACGAGCCAGAGCCAGAAGAAACGCAAGACGAGGAAGTTAAACGCCTAATGAAGTCGGTTAGTTATGGCAAGTAGACTAGTCACAGGTTTAACGCCAGAGCGCGAACAGGTATGGCAAGAGCGGCAGATGCTGCGTATTGCGCGTGCAAGTGAAAAAGCTATCAGGCGCGAAGTTGCTAGGGCTTATCGTGCGTTTTATCGTGAAGATGAGAATGCCTTGCAGGTTCATAGCGATAGAATGAATCGCATACTAACGCGCATTTATAACGCTTGCTTTGATACGTTTGG